CCATCGGTAGCATTACCCCCCTTTCAGGTATCACTCTGCATTTTCAACATAATTCCAAAACATATCAAATGCTTCTTGTGCAGACCCTTCATATTTCCATTTTTCGGGTTCTTTGTTTTCTTCTTCTATCCTTGTATCAATATCCTGCTGCGCTTCTTCGTGTTGCTGTTTTAATGACTTGTCAAAATACCCATTGTTATGCTTCGTAACAAAATATGTCTTGCCACGGTATTCGTATTCTAATTCCGTATGCTCCCACCCATAATGAACGCATCCGATATATTTTGCCTTGCTGTATTGATTCATTATTTATCCTCCTGTTATCTTTATTCTCGCTGATGACCGTTTCGCTCTTGCTCATCAGAGCCGGACTCCTACCGGCTGACGGTCGGGGCATTTGCCCCTATGCTAATTCAAATCTTTCTTCCATGATGTCGAAACACTGTGCAATGTATTCTGTGACGATGTCCCATTTTCTATAGTTGGTAACTTTTCTTTTTACCATTTCCCAAACATCTTCGTCATTCTTGATTTCTTCCATGGTCTTTTCTGTGACGATCATCCAAGGGATGAAACCGTTGCCGCCAAGGTCATCTTTGAATGCCTTCATGTTGTTGTTGCTGTGTGCTACGAATGTAACGTTTTCGCTTTCTCTCCAGTGTCCGATTGCTCCGTATTTCTTCATTTCTTTATCCTCCGTTGTTTAGTGGTTATCTTTATTTTGTACCTTAATTATACCCTAATCGGGGTATAATGTCAATACCCCAAACGAAAAAATTTTGAAAATTTAAAGAAAAATCCCCGACATTTAGCCGGGGTTTTCTCAATCACTTTCCTTTAATCGCTGAATACAAAGCGGGGTTCCTTTGTGCAACACGGGTTATTTCCTGTAAAGCGTTTCCGTGAAGCTTCATGACCCACCGCCAAGAGAAATGCATCTTGACCGCTACTTCTTCCCAAGTGTAGCCGTCAATGTAATAGAGTTGGAGAACAGATTGCAAGTCGTGTTTTCTGACTTTGGAAATTAGCTTCATCATGTCACGTTTCATTCTGTGCAAGGTTTCCAGTTCCGTGACGATCTCTTCAGAATAAGCGACATATTCAGCCATTGCGTCCCGTTCCTGTCCACCGTGGACGCCTGTTTCCGAAAGACTTTGCGTGGCACTTGTGACACGTGCGAACGCCTTTTCCTTCGATTCTTCAAGAATTGTTATGCGTTCATCCAGTTTTCGGATTTTGCGTAGCACTCGCTTAATATCATCTTTGGTAACTTCCTTTTCTGTCGTAGTTTTCATTATGTTCTGTCTCTCGTTTCCTTGTCTTTTATTCTTTGGTTTTTTTCGGATAAGGAACACTTCGTTTTTTCCATTTCTTTCGTTCCTTTTTTTCGTAACAATAAATATATTTTCGTTTGCCTTTTGTTTTAACTTCTTCGGTTTTTGGATCGATATTATCCCGCAACCATTTCAATTGCTGTTTCCAACCGTTCGAATGTATGCTTTTGGGGTGATAAAATTTTCCATGGATGATATACCCCCCCCCGACCATTTTCATTCTGAATACCCAAGTATATCCAGTTTGTCGCTTGATAAATCGTTCCGTAATGGTCTTGATCTGCATCCGCATAACTGACTACGATTTTAATTTGTCGGTGGTCATGGTGTAATCTTTTTAATGAGGCCGCAACACATTCACTTGTCCAAGATTGTTTACCATTCAAAGCCACCCGAACCAATTCCACAACTTCACCTTGCAAGAGTCCGAACGGTTTTGAAATATTCGGTGTCGCTCCAAGTCCGAAGCAAATCGTTCCGCACCATTCCCCGTTTTCATATACATTGTAAGCATACATTACTTGCGGAACACGTTTCGCATAGTGAAACTTCATACAAGCATATCTAATCGATTTCGGTGTTGCGTTACGTAATTCAACCATATCAATTCGCCACGGAAATCGTCATTCCGTGTTCCTCCGCAAATGCTTTGAATTCCTTTTCAATTCTGTGGTAATGGGCGTAATTATCAAAAGTAACTTTTGCGACAAATCTTTCTTCTTCTTCGTCTGAATCATCTGCGTCCAATTCGTTTTCGTCCAATGTCATTTCTTCCAGTTCCCCGAAATCGAAATCAAACCCGCTCATGTCGATTGTTTCAAGGTCTGAAGCAAGAAGTTCCAAATCCCAATCAGACTCATTGCTTTTGTTGTCCACGATCCGCAGTTGCCGGATTTCGTCTTCCGTCAATTCGTCAGCGACCACGCACGGAACTTCTTCCATCCCCAGTTTCTTCGCCGCTTCCCATCTGCAATGACCGATGATAATGGTTCCATCTGTTTCGATGACTAACGGCTGTTTCCATCCAAACTTTCGGATGGATTCAGCCACATTTTCAATCTGCCGTTCATCATGCAATTTTGCGTTCAGTTCATACGGCTTTAGTTCATCTGTTCTTTTGTTGATAATATCCATGATTCCCCCTATACGATATTGACAACCTCAATCCCTACGCCTTTGCAATATTCCTCTAATTCATAGAGATTGTCCTGCATTCCTTCCAGTTTGTCGGGATCTATGCCCCTGTCAATAAAATGCGTCTGTAATATATACACTTTCGCTTCAATATTCCTGTGGTCGATATGATACAGGCTTGTCGGGTGTGGAGCGGTGCGGATGATATAAACGTCCTGTCCTTCTTTGTACACATCCGGGAACGCATCAATGAACGTGTAAAAGCACTGGTTCGCAATGTACCTTGCTACCGGATCATCACGGTCTTCAACCTTGTAATGCATAGCTCCCGCAATAGCGTCAAGGTCATAAACGATATCTTTCGGCTTGATTCGTTTCTGTACCCACGTTGTTTTCCCGCTTCCCGGTAATCCACAAACTAAATAAAGCATCCTAATCACCCCCACAACATCAAAGCAATATCAACCAACACGATACAAATGACAGCGATGTCAAAGAATATCACAGCCTTTTCATATCTACACGGTTTTTCCCTTTCGTAATAGACACCGTCAAAAACCTTTTCAAAGTTCTTTGCGTGTTTAATGTCGGGCGTGCGGATGCATTGGTCATATATTCCTTCCATACATCCTTTTCCATCGTGTTCGCATTCTTTTCGGTCGCAGATATAATAGATTTCCTTATTTCCCTGTGCTTCCAAACCCACGTTCGCCCCTTTCCGTATCTTTTACAAGAGCGTCCACGATCTCCACATCCTCATAAAGCACCGGGATGATAACCAACTGGCTAATCTTGTCCCCTCTGATGACCTTGTAAGGAATCGTGCTGTGATTGTACAACTTAACTTTGATTGACCCGGTATAACCTTCATCAATCAATCCCGTTGAAGTGATTCCGTTTCTGACATTCAGACCGCTTTTAGAAATGAGAACACCCGCCGTTCCCTTTGGCAACTCTACATGAACGCCCGTGTCAATGACCTTGCTTTCCCTTGCGGGTAAATAAACTGTGTCGGGTGACCGAAGGTCTAACCCTGCGTCTGTGCTGTGTGCCCTTGTTGGCTGATATGCGTTTTCCTCTACAAACACTTTCAATCTTCATACCTCCATTCTATATGCTCTGCCTTCGGCATCATAAAATATGGTTGTTGTTGTTCCTTCGTCAATTTCTTCGGTGTAATCAAGTTTGACCCGCTTCACCACGCTTTCTATGTGTTTAATCTTTGTACCCGGCATCAAACCGCAGATTTCTTTCACCTTTCTCAACAGAAAAGAATCTTCATCCGTTTTAAACTTCGAAACAACAACGGCTTTATTAATTCCTTTCGCTGTTTCGCAATAAACTTCATCGCCCTTTTGAATATCCGCATATAAAGGGGCATCAAACAGATATGGAAGTCCTCCGGGCTGGTGCCTTACAACTACATAATGCTTCATTCTTGCCATTTCACTCTCCTCCTCTTAAATTCCAACCTTCAATAGCGTCTACTTCAGAATGGTACAACCGAATTTTTCGCCCATGGTTATTGTCTGTTTCACAAGCAACGTAATAAACCATACTATCATCGCTGTGAATATCGCTTGAAAGCACTGGTCTTTTCTTGCACCGCTTACAGGGCCTTAATAGTGCCGGGGGATATACTTCTTTTTCATCATATGCCATTTAATCCACGCTCCTTCTCTTGTAGCAGAAAGCGGAATACGAACGTGGCATTCTGCACATTCGTACCCAAATCTAAATACCTTGTCAGTCATTGACCGCACCGCCCAAACACGTTTGCTTCCGCAGTACGGGCATGGTTTCGGTTTCATCATTCTTCGCCTTCTTCCTCCCATGCTATCTCCCCACCACAGGCAAGGTAGCCGATAGCATCAATCCAAGAATCAGCTTTGTTCTTTAACGCCGTTTGCATCCGTGCGATTTTGAAAAGCGTCATCATGATAGCAACGTCTTTTGCTTTTATCGACCTACCAAGATATACAGACCAATAATCTGCTATCGCCTCGAAGTTGTCTTCCGGCTTCCCATACTTCCCACTTCGGTCATTGCAAACGATTTCTTCAGCACAATATAAAAGTTCTTCCCGCTTCAATCTGCATCACCTTCCAGTTCTTCCTTCAGCTTCCGCAGAACCAATTCTTTCGGTCTGTATTGACCATTTTCCCACTTGCGAATTGATGTGGACGAAACACCAATTCTTCTTCCAAGTTCGTTTTTCGAAAGTCCGGCTTTGCTCCGTGCTTCCTTGAGCCATTCGGGGGAAAATTCGACTTGATCCGGTTCGGCTCTTGCGTTCCATACCTTGATTGCTTCTTTCATCGTGTCTTTTGTCGGCCCGGTTGTGCGACATTCATCACACCGAACCCAATACACTGACAGTAGTCCAAAATAGGTTAAATTGTTTTTTTCTCCACAGAACGGACATGGTTTCAAAACTTCGTCCACGGCTTAACTCCTTTCTTTATGTTGACAAAACAGTAACTATAAATTCTGAAAATTTCCCTTTATAGTTAATTCTCAAACTTGCATCAAACTTGCTTCAACTTGCATCAAACTTGCTTCAACTTGCTTAATCGCTTCCTGTGATTCCGTATGTTTCATACAACTCATCTTTTGCGTCCTGTATCGTTTCATCAAT